CTTGGGGAAAAGGAAGTATATACAGGATATGCCCACGGCCAAACGCGCAAGATTGCTTTGTATCATGCTGCACACCACCTACTTACCAAACTAGATGAGAAAAAGCTCATGTCATACATGCTTGACGAGGAGATGGTTAGTCAGTCAAATGATGGGGGTCTTAACCCTCCAATTCCAAAAACAGAAGGATCCACAGGAGCGACATTTACATCGACAGATGTTGATACTCTTCCAGTGTCAAAAATTGGGCAAGATGGGGCTGGTCCTATGGAAGGAAAGAAACACGCTGGTGTTTCTGGTTCATTGGATTTTTACATGAAAAACCAGTTTCTTGGATTATCAACATTTACATGGTCTGTTAATGATCTCCCAGGAGCAGTGAAATTTGCAGCTCCAATCGCACCAAAGAATGCCAATTACATCATTTCATACCTGTCTGGTATGTTCAATTGTTGGGCAGGAGGTCTTGACTATGAGATGAAAGTTGCAGGAACTGCACTGCATGCTGGTGCTTTAGGCATCACTAGGATACCACCAAACATTGACTATAGAAAGCTTAAGACAGTGAACAACTTTACAGCATTTGAGTACTCTGTTATTGACCCAAAAACTCTAGAAGCAGTCAATAGACATGTAACAGATCAGAGACCAATCATGTACCATTACATGAATGCTGATACACAGGATCCAAATTCTATAGGTGGAACTATTGTTGTCTTTGTGATGCTACAGTTAAACACAGCCAGTTCTGGAACCAACCAGATAGATGTGCAAATTTTTAACAAGGCTTCACATGACTTTGAGATGTTTCAGATTATACCTCCAACAGTTTCGGATGTTATTGACGATGAGGCTAAATGGAGCTTGCTCTTCCCACAGGTTTCAACTGATCCACTATCTGGACGTGCTATCACAACGATGCGTGCCTTCAACAGTGGGGGACCAACACCTTATGGTCCAGCACTCAGGAGTTCAAATGGTGCCTTAACATCAACTATTGGTGTCGTGCCATATTGTAAACTACCAACTACACCCCAGATTTCAAATGGGCCTTATATGTTCAAAGCAGAGTCTTCTACTGTGATGGTTCCTCTAGGTTTTGATGGGGCAATTTACAATCAGCCAATAACTATTTCTGGACCATCTTTGAAATTTATTCCAACATCTGGTACAGCACTGATTGATTTTCCATCATCGGCGTCACTCACTGGACCAATAGTTGTCACAGCCGCCACAACCAACGCATATTATTCTTTTGGATCAACAACTTATGCTGTTTTTACTTGGAATGGAATACCTACTTTGGATCCACC